CTAGGGTTCAAACCGGAACCAGCCGGTAAGGTTCGGGTGTTTGCTATGGTGGACCCATGGACACAGTGGCTCTTTGATCGCCTTCATAAAGCGATCTTTGGGCTACTGGAGCGAATACCACAGGATGGAACATTCGATCAGGAGCGTCCGATAAGAAATCTGTTTATTTGGAAGGAGGCTGAAGAGAAGAAATTCTCTAAGCCAATCTCCTTATATTCATTTGATCTGTCGGCCGCTACTGATCGTCTGCCTATCGTACTTCAAAAAGTACTACTGTCTCCCTTCTTAACAAGTTGGGGGGCAGAGCTGTGGGGTTGCCTGATGGTAGGCCGGAAGTATCATTGTCCAAAAACCATTAAATTCGGAAACGGTCCTAAACAGACCGTCTCTGAACTTGGCTATGTTCAATATGCAACCGGTCAACCAATGGGTGCGCTCAGCTCGTGGGCCATGCTAGCATTTCTCCACCATGCGATTGTTCAGTGGTCTGCCTTCAGGGCAGGTGTGCTGACTCCCAAGGAGCCATGGTACGCGGGCTACGCCGTCTTGGGAGACGACGTGGTCATAGCGCGTGACTGTGTAGCCAAGGAGTACGCCGGGATAATGAAATCTCTTGATGTCGGTATCGGGGCTCACAAGTCCCTGATATCAACAACGGGTAAGGCATTGGAATTTGCGAAAAGAACGTTCCTTAACGGGACGAACGTTTCAATGGTTCCATTTGCCGAATTCGTGGTTGGTCGGCTATCGCTAGCTGGCCTTCTGGAGCTGACGCGTAAGTATTCACTATCGTTTGGACAGATGCTATCTGTTCTTGGATATGGGTACCGCGCGAAAGCTTCAGCATCTAAGAGACTCTTCTCACTTCCGAAACGACTTCGTAACTACATAATTACGTTCTACGGTCCCGGGGGGCCGGGTTACAAAGGCTTAGAAGGTTGGTTACCCTTAAAATCGGTAACTTCCCTTTATAAGACCTCGGTGACTCGGGTTCACGGTCTTTGTAAATTATTCTTCGAGTCTGAGGTAAAACTCATGCTCGAATTCCTAGACTCTTATTCAGAGTTAATAGCTCTGGCTAAGAGGTTAGGGACGGTTTACAGAGATCGTGAGCACTATGGCGTGGTGTCTCGAGGGGCTGACCGGCAATCGCAACATCCAGGGATTGAAGCAACTACACCTAGTGAAGTTGTGGATTCCTTGAATGAAACGGTATACCGGGAGGCCTTTCTTGATTCAGTCATAGCCGCTCGGGACCTACGTACCAAGCTAGAGGAAATCTCACTTGGCCAACCACAACCGGAGGTTATGGTTATGGAGCCGACGGACGCAAAATTGGTGGACGGAGTGTGGATGAGACCGCAGACTTTAGAGGAGTATAATGCTTCTCTAGAGCGAGCGTGGAGTATGGCCGGGTCTGATCCCGGACTTTGGTCATACGCCACTGAAGTGCCATCCACGGCATTTTGGGTACCAACCGCACCACCGACACTGGTTCCTGCCCCGAAGGCCGAACAACCGTCATCGACGGGAGTGGACCTAGAC